GCCGTGCGTAAGTTCCTGGGCGACGCCGAGACGAACACCATCGGCGGCGCGGTCCTGAAGGCGGCGGGCTGGGGCGAAGACCTCGAACCGCTGGACCCTACCGAAGCCTAACCGAATGGCTCGCCGATCAGCCTCAGTTCAAGGAACAGGCGCGGGTCGCCGAGCGTATCGGCGTCGACCCGGTCACGGTCGTTACCGATCGTGACTGGCGGCACCGGGCCGTCAGGACGGCCGCGGCGCTGGTCCTCTGGGACGACGACGACAAGCGGGCAGAAGCACAGAAGCAAGCCAACAAATAACCGAAGGGGGGCGTAACAAATGGCCGAAGAACGGGTCGTGCTTACCGCCGAACTCAAAGACCAAATGAGCGCCCCCCTCGAAACCGCTGCGAAGCGGGTCGACGGGTTCACGACCGCCGTCGTCGAAGGCTCGAAGAAGCAGGCCGCGGCGACCGAACGCGCGACGAGTAAAATCGGCGACGCGGTCGGGAAACAGAACCGCCTATTCGGCGGCATGACCGGGACCGTCGGGAAGGCCACGACCGGCACGTCGCGCCTGTTCGGCACCATGCGGTCGTCGATCAACAAGGATCTCGACGGCGTCGCCGGTCATGCGACGACGGCCGGCGAGAAGGCCGGCAGCGGCCTCGTCGGCGGCATGCGGAAAATGATGGGACCTGTCGCCGGGCTGCTCGGCGCGGGCCTGTTCGCGAAGTTCATCGCCGACGCGGCAACGGCGTCCGACGCGACCGATAAGTTCAAATCGACCATGAGCTTCGCGGGCCTGGACACGTCCGCGATCGACGGGGCGACGAAGGCCGCGAAAGCTTACGCCGACCAAACGGTATATGACCTGCCCACGATTCAGAACACGTTCGCGCAGCTTGCGTCGAACGGCGTCAAGAATTACGCCGATCTGACGAAGGCGTCGGGCAACCTGAACGCCGTCGCGGGCGGCAACGCCGAGACTTTCAAATCTGTCTCGCGCACCCTCACGCAGTCAGCCGGCGCCGGGAAGCTGATGACTGAGGATTGGAACATGCTCGCCGACGCGATCCCCGGCGCGGCCGGCCCGCTGATGAAGTCCCTCAAAGACGCGGGCGCCTACACCGGCAATTTCCGTACCGCGATGGAGAAGGGGCAGATCACGTCTGAAGAATTTCAGACGGCGATCATGAAGCTCGGCACGAAGCCCGTCGCGGTCGAAGCGGCGAAGTCAACGAAGACGTTCGAAGGCGCCCTAGGCAACCTGAACGCGACGATCAACTCGAAGCTAATGGGCGCGCTCGACAAAATGAAGCCTGCCCTGACCGACGCGATCGGCCTGCTGACCGACGGTTTGGGCAAGGCGTTCGACTGGACAGGTCAGGCCGTGACCGACCTCGAAGACGTTGCCCGCAAGGTTTGGGAGTTCCGCACCCCGATCGCCGTCGTCGGCGGTCTGATCCTGACCGTACTCATTCCGCATTGGGTGACGCTGGGCGTCGAAGCGCTAGCATCAGCCGGGAAGCAAAAACTCGCCTGGCTCACGACGCAGAACGCCGCGATTCAGTCGACCTATAAGCAGCTGTGGGGTTTCGCTGTCATCGGCGCGGGTTGGGTCGCAATGGCCGCGGTAGCGACGGCGCAGGCCGCGATCATGGCCGGGAAATGGCTGATCGCGCTCGGCCCGGTCGGCTGGATCATCGGCGCTATTGCGCTGCTGGTCGCGGGCGTAATTTGGGCCTACAACAATATCGGATGGTTCCGCGACGGGGTCGACGCCGCGTTCAAATGGATCGGCGAAGCCGCGAAGAACGTCGGCGACTGGGTCGTCGGGGCGTTCAACAACATCGTCAGCTTCTGGCAGACGAACGTCGCGCCTGCCCTGGCCGCGGTCGGGCAGTGGTTCACTGACGTGTTCACGAACATCGGCAACATCGTCGCGGGCGTCGGCGCGGTCTTCGCCGCGATCTTCGACTGGATCGGCCGGCTCGTCTGGAACTTCGCGACGATCGCCGTGTTCCTGTTTCAGAAGCTCGTCGGCTTCTGGAATACGGTCCTGGTCCCCGCCCTGCAGGCGCTCGGCAACTTCTTCATGACGATCCTGAACTGGATCTACGCAACCATTATTCAGCCGGTCATCAATCTTATCGTCGGGGCGTTCAACGGCATCGTGAACTTCTGGAACGGCGTCCTCGTCCCGGCGTTCCAAGCCGTCGGCGCATGGTTCCAAAGCATTTTCGACTGGATCTACAACGTCATCATCAAGCCCTATATCGACCTGCTCGTCGGCGCCTTCGGGATGCTGACGGACTTTTGGAACTCGACCCTGAAGCCGGTCGTCGACACCGTCGGCAAGTGGTTCAGCGACATAATCGGCGGCGCGATCAACGGCGTCAAGGGATTCATTGACGATCTCGTCAAGGGTTTCCAGATCATGATGACGTTCATCGGCGACAAGCTGCAGCCGGTCATCGACGGTATCCGCGGCACGTTCGAAGACCTGGGCAAGATCATCGGCGACGTCCTGGGCAAGATCGGCGAGTTCATGAATAACCCGCTCGGCGGCATTCAGGACATGCTCGGCATTCAGAAGGACGGTAACGGGCAGGGCGTCATGCCCTCGAACAGCGGCGGCGGCGTCTACTCGGGCGGCGGCGTCGTCGAAGCGGCGTTCGCAGGCGGCGGCGTCCTGGGCGGCTACGCGCCCGGGAACGACTCGATCCTCGCCCGCCTGTCCCCCGGCGAAAGCGTCCTTGTGCCGGAACTGACCCGGGCGATCGGGCCGCAGAACATCATGGCCGCGAACGCTGCCGCGTCGGGCGGTCGGAAGGCCGGCAGCGGCCCGTCGATGACCTCCGGTTACAGCAGCGCCGGCCGCAGCGGCGGGGCAGGCATGACGATCAACGCCCCGGTCAGCATCACCGTGCAGGGCGGCGCTGACGGCGTCGACGTCGCCGCGCTCCGCGCAGCCGTGAACGAAGCCTTCGAAGACCTCATCTCAACACACAACCGAAGGGCCTACTGATGGTTCGGGTACTCGTGGCACGCACGCAGACCGCGGCGACAATGGCCGTCACGACCGACGACGGGAAACGGTACAGCCTGTACTCGTCGCCGTCACAGTTCGAACACGGCAACGTCGCCCGTTTCGGGTCGATCGACCGGGAAGGGCTGAAGCCGATCACCCGCAACATAGGCGAAGGGCTGCGCACCCTCTCATTCACGCACCGGATCGGGGCGCGCGACTATCAGCGGTCAATCGAACACGTCCTGAAGCCCCTGACCGACCTCGCCCGCGACGGGCGGCGCGTCCGGTTCGTGGGCGGCTCAACCGAGTACGAACAGGGCGTCTGGTGGAACATCAAGGCCCTGCCGGTCAAGGTCACGCAGCGGGCGCTCGATAACCGGATCTCCCGGGCCGAACTGTCCTGGGAACTCGAAGAAGCCGTCGACGTCACGACTAACCTGATCCGCTCCATACCGGCGCCCCCGCCGCCGAAGCCCGCGCCGGCCGCGGTCCGGCAGCACCGGGTCGTGCCCGGCGATACGCTCTGGGGCATCGCCGCCCGCTACCTGGGCAACGGGATCAGGTGGCCCGAAATATTCCGGCTCAATCAGGGGCAGATCCGTAACCCGCACTGGATCTATCCCGGTCAAGTCTTCAAGATCCCGGCCCGCTGATGGGTACCACTCTTGACGGCGCGCGACTGAAGAACCTGACAGTCTCGGGATCGTCCCTGTCGGCGAACATGACGACGTCGTGCGTCCGCGCGTCCCTGTCGGTCGCGGCCGACAAAGTAACAGAGATGGGCCTGACCTTTCAGGACTCCTTCGACCTGGCCCTGTTCCGCTCGAAGCTGTTCGATGCCGGCGCGACGGTACGGTACGGCGACTGGCAGCTGACCACTGACGGGCTGAAGCTCGACACAGACGCGACCGGCCCGGTCGTGCAGGTCACGGCCCCGTCGAAGTTCGTGACCGCGCTGCGCAAGCAGACCGGGGCGAAGTCCTGGGGCGCGGTCCCGCTGACCTCCTGGGTCATCGGCGTCGCCGAGTCGGTCGGCATGACTCACCTTGTGCAGCCTGGTCTCGGCGTGAAGACGATCGCCCGGCAGGCCCCGCAGGACGGCAACGCGGCCGAAAACACCTGGGACGTCCTGACGCAGCAGGCCCGCGAAACGGGCGTGTGGCTGTTCGAATACGGCTCGACGCTGGTCTTCGCGAAACCGTCCTACCTGGTGCGCGCGGTCTGGCCGCGCCGGTCCTGGGAACTGACCTGGAACAGCTACACCGATTACTCGCCGGGCATGACCGGCATGCCGAAATACGGCGACGACCCGAGCGCGGAACTGCGCGAGTCGATGACGATTGACCTTGTCTCAGCCGATGCTGACACGGCCCGGCCGGGCGACGAACTGGTGCTGAAGGGCCGGAACGTGGGCAAGATGGGCGGCGTCTGGATCATCAACGCCGTCGACTTCCCGCTGCACCGGGCCGCGCCGGTCAAGGTGACATGTCAGCGGCCGATCGACCCGAAGGTCGAACCGCCCCGCAGCGCGGCGACGGGCACGACGGGCACGACGGGCACGACTGGCCTGTCGGCTGGTTCGGGCACGGCGACGGCCGGCGTCGCGGGCGCGTTCGACAGGTTCGCGGCGAAGTACCGGGGCGTCGCGATCGACGCCGACGGGGCGTTCGGTGCGCAGTGCGTCGACCTCGCGAAGCGGTACGCCTCAGAACTGTTCGGCGTGAACATCAACGGTAACGGTAATCAGTGGTTCGCGAACGGCGCCGCGTCGGGCGCGTTCACACAAATCTCGAAGAACGCTGCCCCGCTGAAGGGCGATATCGCCTGCTGGAACGCTGTCTACGGCGGCGGGTACGGGCACGTCGCGCTGGTCATCGCGGACAGCGGCGGGTCGATCAGGGTGCTGACACAGAACCCCGGCGCCGTGCATGAAGACACGCTTACGAAGAACGGCCTGCAGGGCTACCTTCGCCCGAAGAAGACCCCGGCCGCATACGCGGGCGGCATCGCCGCCGTGCGCGGCCCTATGAAAGTGACCTGATGATGACTGTTTGGGCTGGTCTTATTGTGTCCCGCGTGCTGCACCTTGCCGACTCGCTGGTGCCGACGGGGAAGGACGCCGACGCGCTGCTCGCCGCGACGCCCGGGCCGCGTCTGGAACTCGCCGAAGCTCTCGGGCAGGCCGCGGCGGCGCAGGGCGTCGAGATCCCGCGCACCGATGACCATTTGCGGCTGTTCCTAGCGGCCCGCAACGCCGGCACTGCGGTCGATCTGACGGCGCGCGGCGTCGTCGTCGGCCTGGCTGACGGCAGGCTCGGGCTGACGATCGGGCGCGGCCGGGTCGTCGAGTCCCACGGCACAGGCCTGACGGCCGTCATCAGCCCCGAACCTGGCCGGTACGTGGAAGCGTTCGCCGTGCCCGGCCTTACCCTGCTGGGGGGCCTGTCATGAGCGGCCTGTCGACCTTGCGCACCCCGGGCAACGCCGCTACCGGCCGCGGCGTCGTCCCCTCGATTTGGCGCGGCACGGTCGTCGAGACCTACGACGACGGCGCGGTCGCGGTCCTGATCCCGGGCCTGTTCGGCGATCAGGCCATGCGGTCGCCCTGCCTGCTGTCCGTGCCGATGCCCGGCGACCTCGTCATCGTCGCAGCCGTCGAAGGGCGCAGCACCGATCTAGTCGTGATCGGGACCGCGGCCGAAGCGGACAGCGGCGCGCTCGAACTCTCACTGAAGGCGTACACCGACGACCGGGTCGCTACCCGGGCGCCGCTCTCGCACCGGCACCCCTGGGCCGATCTCGACAGCGTCCCGGCGTCGTTCCCGCCGTCCGCACATACGCACGCCTATAGCTCACTGTCGGGCATCCCGGCGACGTTCGCGCCCGCCGCGCATTCGCATCTGTGGGCCGATTTGACGGACAAGCCGACAACGTTCGCCCCCACCGCCCACGCGCACCCTATGACGGACCTGACCGGCGTGCTGACGCCCGCGCAGCTTCCCGCGGCGACGTCGACCACGGCCGGGGCCATGTCCGCGGCTGATAAGGCGAAGCTCGACACGGCCACAAGCGCGCCGACGGCCGGGGCGGTCGCGCAGCGCAACAGCGCCGGCCGCGTTCAGGTCGCCGAACCGGGCACGGACACGACAGCGGCGACGACGAAGAACTATGTCGACACTGCTGTCGGCCGGCTCGGGTATGCGCGATCGGCCGGAACGGTCGCCGTCCCGGTCCTGGCGGCGGGGGCGACGACGACCGTGACCATCACGTTCCCGGCGTCCCGGTTCAGTGTCGCGCCGCTGCTGACCCTGAACAGCGGCGACGGGCGCGTCACCGTCGGCGGCAGCACGGTCACGGCGACCGGCGCGACCGTGACAGTCTGCAATTACACCGCTGCCGCCAGCGCCGCCGCTACGGGGCAATGGCAGGCCGTGCAGATGACCGCTGCAGCCGCCGCAGGGTAAGCCTGGGCGGGCGGGCGTAGGGCCGGGCCTTCCCACACGCCCGGCCCGCTGCCCGGCACCCTAGGGGCATGACCGTATCGCAGACCCTTCGTTTCCTGCTGAAGAAGTACAGCAGCGGCACCGACCCGCACCCGAACCGCGACGAGTTTAACGCGATGATCGACGCGGTCGAAAACAACGCGGCCATGTATTCGCAAGGTCCGACAGGGTCACGGCCGGCCGCTGGCAAGCGGGGTCGCACCTATTGGGACGAAACCGCGAAGCGAACCTATTACGACGACGGCGCCGCATGGCAGGACACGAACCCGAACGGCGGCGGCGGCCCCGGCACGAAGATCGTTCCCGGCGCCGCAGCAGCCGAAGGCGTAGCGGTGAAAGCGGCCCGCGCCGACCATACGCACCTGCTCGACCTGGCTAGCGGGTCGGCTGACGGCGCGATGCCGAAGACCGACAAAGCCAAGCTCGACGCCGCGACGTCATCGGCGACAGCGGACGCTATCGCCCGCCGCGACTCGGGCGGCAGGATCAGCGTCAACTCTCCGACGTCGTCCCTGCACACGGCGAATAAGAACTACGTCGACGGGCAGATCAGCACGCTCGGCGAAGACGCGGCCGACTACGCCGACGAAGCCGTCGCGAACGCCCCCACCGCGACCAGCACGACAGCCGGCAAAATGCCCGCCGCCGATAAGGCCAAACTCGACGCCGCGACCTGGGCCGCGACCCCGTCGACGGTCATGCTGCGGGACAGCAGCGGCCGGGTCGCCGTCGGCACCCCCTCGTCGCCCGGGCACTCCGCGACGAAGGCCTACGTCGACACCGCCGCCAGCGACGCTAAGACCTACGCCGACGCCGCAGTCAACGCCGACCGGCCAGTGTTCACCGCTTTCACCCCCGTATGGTCAGGGTTCGAGAACCTGGGCACGACCGGGCTAATCAGTTCGGGGCAGTACGCGCAGATCGGCCCTAACCTGGTCCGCGCCGACATGCGCCTGCGCGCCGGTACGGGCGGGGCGCTCGGGACGGCGCGCATCAGTGTCAGCTTGCCGGTCGCCGCGGCCGGCGCGATCCTGCAGTTCGGTTCGGGCGCGCTGCTGCCGACCGGCCTCGACGGCGTCGTGCGCAAACTAGAAGTCGGCACCCGCCCGGGCAACACGACCGCCGAGCTATGGGCGCCGGCAACGCCGTCGGAAGTGCTGAAAACCCCGGGCGAAGCGGGCTACCCGTTCGCGAAGAACGCCGAGATCCACGTCTCCATCACTTACCAGACAGCAGCCGCATAATGGGCGCCGTGACCGCCTTCGCGTTCGCCGTCCGCGCCCGCGTCTGGCGCCTGCTCGACCGGGTCAGCGAACACGGCATACCGCAACTGTCGGCGACGTCGCTGGCCCTGTTCGGGCTGTATAACGCCGCGTCGTTCGGGTTCTTCGCCGACAGGTACACCGGCCTGGCATCTTTCTCGACGGTCTTCACGGTCGCGCACCCGGCAGTGTGGGCGGGCCTGTACGCGCTGACGTCTCTGATCCTGCTCTACGGCTCGCTGCGCGACCGCGACTTCGTGAAAGGCGCGACCCTGGGCCTATGCGCGGTGCATGCACTGATCGGCGTCATGACGATCTACCCGATCGTCGGCCCCCTCGAAGCGCCGCCGACGGCGTTCAGCGCCTACGCGACCCCGGCCGTCTGGTGCTACCTGACGTTCCTGCTCTGGCGCATCAGGGTCGCGAAGCGATGAAGCCCCTGACCCTGACGTCGTCGACGCACGCCTTCGCCTACTCGACCTACGGCACGCAGGCCGGGTTCGGGCTGGTCATCCTGCTCGGCGGCGTGAAGGTGCAAGCACTCTCGGCGCTGCTGTTCATCCCGGTCGTCGGGCTGGTGCTGTTCCTCTCGGGCGTGGCCGGGCTGTTCGCGATCACCGCCGCGCACCGGGCCGCGAACCCTGACGGCGGGCTGCGCCTCGAAGCCGTCGCCGCGTGGGGCCTGGGCGCGATGAACTTATTCTTCGCGATCGCGCTGCTGCTCATGTACGGCACTGACAAGGGCCTGACGACGCAAATCTATGTACTCGGCTGCGCCGTCGCCTGCGGCTTCAGGATCAGGCAGATCCGGCGTGACCGTAAACGACTTCGGGAAGCGTTCGCGCAGGCCCGGCAGGCTGACGACGCGACACTCGCTGAACCGCCGATCACAGACAAGTAAGGGGGCAGGACGTGGACCTTTCGGCCGTGCTGCTCTCCATCGTCGCCGCGACCGCGACCCTGACCCCGCTGATCCTGGGCCTGCTGAACTACG